ATAAGATTATTATAAGATTATTATAAGATTATTATAAGATTATTATAAGATTATTATAAGATTATTATAAGATTATTATAAGATTATTATAAGATTATTATAAGATTATGCCAAAAATAGCTATTGATTACTCAAATACAATTATTTATAAAATAACCTGTAAATATGAAAATATTCAAGATGTATATGTAGGTCATACGACAAATTTTGTCCAGAGAAAATATGCACATAAGATATCTTGCACAAATATCAATTCGTTTCACTATAATTGTTATGTATATCAAGTGATAAGGAATAATGGTGGTTGGGATAATTGGAAAATGGAAATTATCGACTATATAAACTGTAAAGACCTTGATGACGCAATAAATAAAGAACGAGAATATGGTCTATTACATAAAGCAACATTGAATCAAATACCTTTACATCGAAAGTCAACGCCGGCTAATAAAGAAAATACTCACGCCCCAACAAAGCAGATTCATCTCGAAACATCTTATGTCAAATACTGTAAACAAAATGAACTATGTAAATATGTGCCAATTGAAAATAATGATATTAAACCCGAAAACAATAGAAATTTGTATGTATGCCATTATTGCCCGAAATCATATAAATATCATTCTGGATTATGGCGACACAGACAAGAATGTAATGAAACAGTAAAAACAAACGCAGACGGTGATGTAGCGTTCAATACCCACGAACAACACGATGATGTCTATAACGAACAAATTCTAGATAATTCTTCCGAAGTCGAACCCGATGTAGATGTCGAAGTCGAGGCAGATGACACGGATGATGATTCAATACCGAAAAATAAGATTATACGTAGATACACGCCTAATGAAAGTAATAATAACAAAATCAAAAATCGTAATGATGAAAATCAAGAAATGAAGAAGATGATGATGACAATGATGAATGCTATAATGACGAATACTAATCTACAAACACAAATGATAGAAATGATGAAGGCAACACAACATACTACTGTAAATACTTCTACAACCGGAGGTATGACGAATATAACTGTTGATAATGGAAGTATAAATAGTCACAATAATAACAACTCATTCAGTATGAATGTGTTCCTGAACGAGCAATGTAAAGACGCAATGAATATGAAGGACTTCGTGAATTCTATCCAGTTGAACCTGACCGACCTGGAAAATGTGGAACGTGATGGTTATGTAAAGGGAATGTCAAACATCCTCATAGACAACCTCCAAAAGACAGATGTATACAAGCGCCCAGTCCATTGTAGCGACGTAAAGCGCGAGACCCTGTATGTTAAGGACAACAACGAGTGGGAACAGGACGGCCCCGACCACCCGAAAATGGTGAACGCGGTCCTGGCGGTGGAACACAAGAATGTGGCGCTGGTGAGCGAATGGGCGAAAGCCAACCCGCGCTGTATGAATAGCAGCTCCAAAGAGAATGAAAGGTATATGAAACTATCCAAGGCAGCCACCGACGGGGAGAAGGAAGGAAACATCGCCAAGGTCATAAAGAGAGTGGCGAAGAATGTGGCGATTGATAAGGAATCTCACACTAACGGCGGCGGCGGTAGCGCATTGGATTGACCCTTAAGGAGTATATAAAAATATTTTCGTATAATAATTATACGAAAATGTCAATTCCCGATAAAGATTATTCAAATACGATTATCTATAAGATAACGTGTAAAGACCCGAGTATCCAAGATGTGTATGTAGGGCATACGGTCAATTTCGTCCAGCGCAAAAAAGCTCATCAGCTATCTTGTTTGAATAGTAATTATTCAAACCACAACTGTAAGGTGTATAAAGTCATACGAAATAATGGTGGGTGGGATAACTGGAGTATGGGTATAATCGCATTCTATAACTGTAAAGACCTTAATGAAGCACGGCAAAAGGAACAGGAACATTTCGTAGAGTTGAAAGCGACAATGAATAGCATTGAACCGTTTCCGTCAAAACCGGTAAGAACCATAAGAATTATAAAGCCAGTAAGACCAGTAAAGCCAGTAAGACCAGTAGTAGTGAATAAATCAACATATAATCAAAATATACAAACATCTAACCGACATAGCAAAATATTTAATTGCGAACCTTGTCATTTCGTAACAACGTGTAAACGTGACTACGACCGTCATATTTTGACAGAGAAGCATCTTGGCGGTGGCGGAAGCGCCGTTACGCCTATAAAAACATCAGACGGTTATGCGTGTCCCTGTTGTAAAAAAATATTTAAGTCTCGCACTAGTGTTTACAAGCATACCACTTTGTGTAAGACAGTTGTTACATCGTCTTCTCCGCCGCCTGCGCCATCCGCTTCCATTCCACCAGGAACTACTGAACCGCAAATATCCGATGATATGGCGAAGAACCTTATGAATATGATGACGATGTTGTTTCAACAAAACACAGAATTACATCGCAAAATGATGGAAATGTATAAAAATGGCGGGACGTCAAATAGCCAAACCACCCCCCCCACCAACCACCCATTCAATATGAACCGATTCCTCAACGAGCAATGTAAAGACGCGATGAATATGACGGACTTCGTGAATTCCATTCAACTGAACCTAACCGACCTGGAAAATATAGGACGCCTTGGTTACGTGAAGGGAATGTCAAACATCCTCATAGACAACCTCCAGAAAACCGACCTTTACAAGCGCCCGGTCCATTGTAGCGACGCCAAGCGCGATACCTTATACGTGAAGGATAACAATGAGTGGGAACGGGACGGACCCGACCACCCGAAAATGGTGAATGCCGTCCGTGCGTTGGAAGAGAAGAACGATGCGCTTATAGAAGAATGGGCGAATCAGCATCCAAACTGTATAAATGACAATACACGCGAGAACAAACAGTATTTGAAAATACGTAATGCGATAACACTAGGCAACATCGCCAAGGTCATACACCGTGTGGCGAAGACTATATCAATTGAAAAGGAATGACCTCCATTCGTTCAACCTCCCCCAATTATTATATCGTGTTTATCATAATAGGATAAATACGATACAATACAATATACAATGACTGAACCTCACGCAATATACAATTGCGAACCGTGTATGTTTCTAACAAGGAACAAAAAGGATTATACGCGTCATCTGAAGTCACGCAAGCATCTAGAGAATCATCCACCGGGGACGGATGCGACAGAAGCAACTCCGCCTCCCCCGAAAAAACAAGAGTGTGCGAAATGTAATAAGGAATTCAAGTCGCGCACATCGGTTTATAGCCACATTAAAAAGTGTAACGCAGCGGCAGTGACCCCCGAACAAATCCAGTATATTCTTATGGAAAACAAAATACTCAAGGAACTCCTGAAGAACGTCATCCAGGGCCATCCAGCGGCGTCGCCGAATCATTCCGTGTAATACTTTGTCAAATACTTATCATAATCCACTGGTAAATATTTATTGTCCCTAATGGGAATTTTATGAAACGATACATACGACCGATTATATAAATCCACCCCACGATTCACCCGGTCTGCGATGTTCGCTACATTGGTAGTATCACTATTATTCAATTCCTGATGCGACCAACTCTCTATCTTATTCTTCATAAACTCATAATCGCCGAAATACGAGAGATGCCAGCCACCTTCCGCAATCCAAGGGCAAGCCGTAATTCCGCGTATCAGGTTACACGACTTATTCGTTTCTTTATAAAATTTGTATGTAAGTATTTTTGGCCATTCACATTTATCCGTATACCGAACGTGTAAATTGTAATAATACAAATCCATTCCAAGAATACGGATACCGACATCCGACATCAGCGACGGAGCGTCATCGCCGTATTTGATACGTCTTAACGTATTCGGGTCCGGTATTTCATCCAAGTCGGTTATCATCAAAATATCCGACTCACATAATTCACCGCACACTTTCGCGAATCCGGCCGCAATCGCGTTTCTTTGCCATTCTTCGTTTTTCCACTGCTGGCCTGCGCCGATATTGATATTGGGGTGGATATACGGCATATCGTCCACGATAATATGAATGATTTTATGACTGTATTCCGCATACTGGGCCGCATTGTCCCTAAAAATCAACGGTTTCTCTTTGCCGACGAAAGTATGCGTGCTTTCTACGATGACGAAATAGTCGACGAGGTTGTTCAGGACTTTCAACCGGTAGGACAAGAGTTCGAGCTCATTGTAGAAGATGAACCCGTCGACGACTTTACGGGGGGCGGCGGACATTGGAATGCTACTATTATTACTTACGATTATAGAATATGAAGGTATAAATATATGTAAAATAGAACGAAGTAAAGAAAACCGCCGAATATAATCGGCTCAAAAATGAATGTTCGAGAGATTTCTGGCCGAAAATAATCCGTTTGAAATAAAGAAAATCAAGGCTTCCAAGGGAATGGAAGGAAAATATTCGGTTCAAATTCAAAAGTTATAGATTGGGAAGTGGCTTACAACCCCCCTCCGGGGGCGGTGGAGACTGGGTTATTGAGTGGTAAAATATTTCCTTACCATATATGGTGTGGTGGTTGTGGCGGGTGTGGGATTTATGGGATTCGGTATATGTTGGGGTAAGAACTTGTCTTTCCCTTTGCCTCTGTCCGTATAAATGTCCAAAACGCCGTTTGCGCTGGAGACTTTTAAAAAAAGAAAATCAAAACATCAAAAAACACACTTGTTACTGAAACGCTCACAAAACGCATTTTCAGGACAAAAAACGTGTGACTGACCTTTTTGGATGGGTCTGCTCTGGGGACTGTGCGTCATTCTTGTCCATTATTGTCCATTTTTATCTTTGGGTATAATAAGACAACGATGAGTTATAAAACGCCGGTAATTTACAATTGTGAAAATTGTTATTTCATTACGAGCAACAAAAAAGACTACAGTCGCCATATGTTATCTAGGAAACACCTGGACCTCAACCCCAAGACAAGTGAAGACAGCGATTGCCCCGCTATAATTACCCCGAGCATACCCATTAAACCAACCCATTATCAGTGTCAATATTGTAACAGACTTTTCAAGTCTAGAACAACTATATACCAACATAAGGCAAAGTGTCAACTGATACACCAGACGAAACAGCAACAAGAGTCAGAAAAGTTAGAGACGAATTACATTGTAGATTCATCGTCTATAGCCTCCTCTCACTCCGCCCCCAACCTACCGAATGATATCATCTCATCCAATGAGAATGTAATAATAACCCAGGAGATGTTTATGACGTTATTAAAAAATAATCAGGAAATTGTGAATGTGCTACGGGTATTATCCGAGAAACAAAACACGACCAATAATACCACAAACAATACGACCAATGCGAACACCATCAACGCGAACACCATCAACGCAAACACCAACAACAACTCATTCAATATGAATGTGTTCCTCAACGATAAATGTAAAGACGCAATGAATATGAAGGATTTCGTGAATTCTATACAACTGAACCTGACTGACCTGGAAAATGTGGAACGTGATGGCTATGTAAAGGGAATGTCAAACATCCTGATAAACAACCTCCAAAAGACGGACGTATACAAGCGCCCGGTCCATTGTAGCGACGTCAAGCGCGATACCTTATACGTGAAGGAGAACAATGAGTGGGAACGGGACGGCCCCGACCATCCGAAAATGGTGAACGCGGTCCTGGCGGTGGAACACAAGAATGTGGCGCTGGTGAGTGAATGGGCGAAGGCCAACCCGCGCTGTATGAATAGCAACACCCGAGAGAATGAAAGGTATATGAAACTCTCCAAGGCAGCCACCGACGGGGAGAAGGAAGGCAACATCGCCAAGGTCATCAAGAGAGTGGCGAAGAATGTGGCTATTGATAAGGAACCCCACAATGGCAGCGGAGGCGGTGGTAGCGCATTGGATTGACCCTTAAAGAGTATATAAATATATTTTCGTATAATAATTATACGAAAATGTCAAAACCCGACATAGATTATTCAAATACGATTGTCTATAAGATAACGTGTAAAGACCCGAATATCCAGGATGTGTATGTAGGGCATACGGTCAATTTCGTTCAGAGGAAAAAAGCGCATCAGCTATCTTGTATGAATAGTAAAAATCCAAGCCACAACTGTAAGGTATATAAAGTCATACGAAATAACGGTGGATGGGATAACTGGAATATGGGTATAATCGCATTCTATGACTGTAAAGACCTCAATGAAGCACGGCAAAAGGAACAGGAGCATTTCGTCGAGTTGAAAGCGACAATGAATAGCGTTGAACCGTTTCCGTCGAAATCAGTAAACCGCGTAAAACGAGTAAACCGCGTAAACTGTATAAAATGTATAAAATGTGTAAAACGTGTAAGACCCGTAGGGCGCAATACAATGATGCCTAATGGAAAAAACCGCGGTTCTTATACTTGCGAAATTTGTGACTTTAAATGCTCTTACAAAAGCAATTACGATATACATCTTTCTACCCGTAAACATCAGACAATGGTAAAAAATGAAGGGTTACTCGTAGCGGCGGCCGCAGATCATTCAACTGCGCACACAGCGATTCCTTCAAATACATGTAGATACTGTAATAAAAGATATGCTCACCTTTCTGCGTTAAGTCGTCATAGGAGAACGTGTCCTATGATGAACCAAAATAATTATGAACCCGTATCCAATAATCTATCACAAATAAACACCGATGACGAATTTTCCCCAGATGATAATGTCAAAATAACATCAACAGACATTCGAAATATGATAACCGACACGCAATTTTGTAAGAAAATGATGTTTGAACTAATAAAAACCAACAACCATTTACAGGAACAAATATTGGAACTGATGAAGAATTCACAAACACATACCCCATCCCCAACCCCAGCACCAACCCCACCCCCAGTCCCATCCCCATCCTCCATCACCCCCACCACCAACCCATTCAATATGAACCGGTTCCTCAACGAGAAATGTAAAGACGCAATGAATATGACGGACTTCGTGAATTTTATCCAGTTGAACCTCACCGACCTCGAGAATGTGGAACGTGATGGTTATGTAAAGGGAATGTCAAACATCCTGATAGACAATCTCCAAAAGATGGATGTATGCGAGCGCCCGGTCCATTGTAGCGACGCCAAGCGCGAGACCTTATACGTGAGGGTGGATAATCAATGGGAACGGGACGGACCCAGGCATCCGAAAATGGCGAATGCCATCCTTGCGTTGGAAAAGAAGAACGAGGCGCTTATAGAAGAATGGGCGAATCAGCATCCAAACTGTATAAATGACGGCACACGTGAGAACAAACGGTATTTGAAAATAAGTAACGCGATATCACTAGGCAACATCGCCAAGGTCATAAAGAGAGTGGCGAAGAATGTGGCGATTGATAAGGATGCGCCGCCACAACATCCAGCAGATACTGCGTAATCGTCATCGTAATGATAGTAATTATAATGATAGTAATGAAGAACAATGCTCCGCGAAATACTCCTCGGCCGGATGAAGAAGGGCCCCCGCGCCGCTTTTACACTCAATCTCTCGCACAATGCCGCGCAAGGTCTCCGCATCAGCCGCCGCCGAACCATAGCCGCCGTGAATATACGCGTCTATCTCCGAACGCGTCGGATTCGCGTCAGCTGGCGCGTAAGCGGACGGAGGGATGAGTTGGACCATCTTTTGTTAAAGGTTGGTATGATGTATTTATGTAATATAAACGCGATTAGGGTTTATATGACATTGAGTATGTTTACTTGTATCTACACATTTTCCATTTCTACGCCGCCGTCGCCGCCGTCACCGTCCTCTAGCACCCGATGACGGTCAATTGCGCCCTGGTAATCCCGTATATACTGATACAATAAGAGTCCGCCAGACGCCGCCAAAAACACGAGCGACACGCCAATCGTCGCATCAAACGGCTCTTTGAAACACACGAATGAATACGTCAACTGGATGACACGACGCACAATATCCAACCCGCTAAGTAATATATTCGCGGGGATGACGCTATTTTTACTATTCAGAATGTATATTTTGTTGAACATATAAAGTTGGAGCCCAAACGCGATGAAGAAATACATGGTCAACGTCCCCGAAGTAATGGGCGGCGCGTTTTTCACGGTATAAACCACCGCCCAAGGAACCGCAAGCACGAAATATGTCGCCTGAAATATGATTTGGAAATCAATATTGGTCATAATATCGCCGTGTTTCGACATTGAATACTCTATGATGTTATTGTAGGCGGAATTCAAACCGCACGATACCAATATAATCACGGTGTTTTGGATGACATTGCCGCCACCGCCGCCCGACGAATACGCGTATATATACTGCGACGCCACTATCACGTGCGATACGAGCAACGACGCGCAACTCGCATAATACAGTCGTGTCACCGGTTTTTTCAAGAGAAACCTGAACCACGGAATATTGAAAATAATGAATCCGGACCGCAAGATGGTATAATAACTCAATGTAACGGTATTCAGCGCGTAAAACACAAATACAGTCTCAATGGTGTAAAGGACGCCCGTTATGACGGGGTATTTCAGCACAGTTCGGCGCTCGGGCGCCATATAGGACGTAATTTTAGTCCACGAGAACTTTCGGATGAAAAAGCAGCTGTAAAATGGGGTGAACATCAGACTCAATAGGACATTGAACCATTCGTTCTTGTAGTCGTAGTTATTTGTGATATATTTCATACAGATGAGATATTCGGTGAGTGTGGCGACGAAGAATATGGAGTTTAGGAGGAGGAGCCAGGCCATATACAATACGTCGAGACCGTAGTAGTATATAATATCCGTGAAATATGTCTATATGGGTTAAGTAACATAAAATTGATATACAATTACTATCGGTGTACTCATAATAACGACTGCTTCCGCTATGTCATCCAATCAACGAAACCGATATAACACCAATGCGCCAGATTGTCAAGACTGGACGCCAGTGACGATGAGTAAATCAAAGCCGTCGTCGTATAAAGACGCCGCCGCCGCCACCTCAGCCCCCGCTAGGAATTCAGCGTCAGCGTCAGCGTCCGCCATCGTCGCGGCGACCACCGCCGCCACCACCGACGACACAACCAAAAAGACGAAGTATATCGCCAAAGCCACCAGTGATACCATCCGCCAGACGCGATGCGATAAGAAACTCACGCAAAAGGAACTCGCGCAGAAATGTAATATGGACGTCTCCATCATCGCGGAGATTGAGCGCGGCGGCAATTGCGTCTACAATGCGACCCACGTCAATAAAATCCAGTCGGTTCTCGGCGTCAAGATTCCGCGCGCGTAGGTATAAAATTGATTCATAATAAATAATAATATACATAAACAACCGTGTATATTATTGAATAATGTCCGCCACCGCCACTCCACCCCCCGCCAAAATCCACCGCCTGAATTACATCGGGTCCAAATACCAACTCCTCGGATGGCTTACGAATTATATGAAAGAAAAAACCGGTTTCGCTAGTTTTGAAAACAAGACCGTCGCGGATCTCTTCGCGGGGACGGGCGTCGTCTCTCACCACTTCCGCCTCCAAGGCGCGACCGTCTATTCCAACGACGCCGAATTATATAGCGCGGTTATCGCACACGCATTTACGCGGTCGGTGTATACAGAACGCGTCCGCCAGGTCATCGCCGAAATGAATTCCCTCGCCGCCGCCGCCGAGCCCCCCGGATTTGTCACGCGTCACTATAGCCCCTATGAAGACAATGAACGAATGTTCTTCACGGTTGAAAATGCGCGCAGGATTGACGCGGTCAGAGCGATGCTGGAATCCGTCGCCGTCGCCGACGCGGGACTGACCCACGACGAGTATCAGTTCATCCTCGCGTCTATTATTATTAGCGCCGATGCGGTGAGTAATGTGCCCGCAGTCTACGGATGTTATCTCAAGAATTTCAAGGCCAAGGCGACGAAACCGTTTGTATTGACGCCGATACACACCATCACGGCGACGTCCGTCACAAAAAGTGCCGCCGACTCCGCGTCCGCTACGTTTAACGCAGATGTCATCGCCGACCCCGCCTTCCTCGCCACCACCCTCCCCCCCGCGGATATCGCCTACTTGGATCCCCCTTATAATGAGCGCCAGTATTCTAAGAACTATTTCCCGCTGAATATTATTGCGAAGACTCCCAGAGCACTCATCGCCGAGCCCCCCTTGAAAGGGAAAACAGGTATTCCCACAGACTGCTTTCTGTCCGCGTTCTGCCGAAAAGGCGCCGCTGCGGAAACAGCGTTTGATACCTTGATACGCGGCCTACGCGCCAAATGGATATTCTTGTCGTATAGCAGCGAAAGCATCGTGTCAAAGGAGAAAATGATGGAAATCCTGAGTAGATACGGAACCGTATCGGTGACCGAGCGCGAATACAAACGGTTCAAGTCGTTTGAGTATAATGAAGACAAGGCTGTCTGTGAGTATTTGTTCTGTCTGGAAAAAAAATGGGTCGCGCCTGCGACGACTCCCCGCTCCGCTCCGCTGCCCCCCCGCGGCGGTTATAATTCCGTTACCTTGAAATGCCCAGCAAACACCTGAAGCACCTTGTCAATCGCCCAGCGAACCGCCATATTTTGCCGACTCTTGGTATGAAACTGGAACTCCATAATAGTGGTATCACCACCACCGCCGTCACCGCCCCCGGGTGCCACGACCCGAAGACTGGTAGAATTCGTCCATTTGTCATAAGAGCGAGACCACGAATATTGAAATGAGGTCCAGTCGGGACCAGTAGCGACCGCCGCCGCCGCAGGCGCAATGAACCGAATCTGGTCGGTGTCGCGCACATAGTATACGATTGGCGAATCAAACGTGTAACGCCAGAGCATAGGCAGAATTGCGGCGATATTTTCTTGGATATATTTTTTTAAGGTCGCGGGGTCCGTCGGGTCCGCTGCTACGCTTACGCTACTGGTTCCGCTAGCGCCGGCTCCGCTTACACTACTGGTTCCGCTAGCGCCGGCTCCGCTTACACTACTGGTTCCGCTAGCGCTACACTCATCCCAGAACTTTTGCGGGGTCGCCTGCCCCACCACCTGCGGCGCCACCTTTCCGCCCTTTTTCTTATTGCTTTTCGCCGACAAGTGAAGCCCGAACTCCGCCACGGCGGTGAAATCGTATCGTGCACCCTTACTCGCGGTATGGACGCACATCGGGAACAAATTGTCAGTCACGAGACGCTTCAGGCGCGGCGTCAACTTATCCACTTCAGCCTGACTGTATTGAAACGGCCCATCATAGGGGATGCCGTAAGCATCGCAAATCGCTTTCTCAAAAATCTTACCGGTGTCTTCGGTCTTCAGGGGTGTCGTCGTAGGATGCGCGGCGACAACAACCACATCGTCGCCGTGACCATCGGGTTTCGTAAGGTGTGCTTCCATTATTCTGGTGCTGTATTTCACGCAATACCCGGAAAAATATTTCAATTTATTGAGAGCCCCTCTAAAACGCGTAATCAACTTAAATATTTGATATCTTAATTATACATATTACAAAGATTCAATGGGTGGAAACAAACATAAGAAGGCCAACAATGGCAACAAACATAAGAATAAGGCCGCATCCGCGGCATCCGCGGCGTCCAATGCGAAGAAGCCCGTCACCATCGCCGATATTTCCCCGGAGTTTCAGACCATTATTCTGGACTTCCTGCGCGATATCGACTGCTCATTCCCCGAGTATCGCGAAACCCTCTCCAAATATTTAGGATACTCACACGAGATGAAGCCGATGCCGGATGAGCTGTATATTGAACTGTATACACACTGCCGGGAGATATACCCGGTCCGTTTTTTTGATATTCTGTATAAGAATGAGGCTCTATTCACGAGTGGACATAGCGCAGGAGATAGCACAGAACACAGCACAGAACATAGCACGGTGAGCGATGCGAGCAGAGAGAGTGGAGCCGGCTCTGCTGGCGCAACGAACAACGCGACCGTCGCGGACAAAGCACACACGAACGACGTGAGTGAAGCCAGCTCCGCTGGCGCAACGAGAGGAGTGAGCTTTCTCCCCGGCGTCGACTTCCGCGATATTTGGGCCACCGAAGACCTCGCAGAAAACACCAAGGATATTATTTGGAAGTATCTCCAGCTCATCCTGTTCTCTATTGTGAACAATCTCTCGGATATGGGTTCCTTCGGAGATACTGCGAAACTATTTGAGGCTATTGATGATAGCGAGCTGAAGACCAAGCTGGAGGAGGTGATAGGCGAGATGGGGTCAATGTTCGGAGCAGCCGAAGCGGGCGCCGCAGGAGCAGCAGGAGGAGCAGGAGCAGGCGGAGCGGAAGGATTGGACGAGACATTCAAGAAGGCCACCGAGTTTATGAATGAAGCGTTCTCGGGCACCGGCACCGGCACTACTCCACCCATCCCCGACGCAAGCTCTATCCACGAGCACCTCTCGGGTATCTTAAATGGCAAGATTGGCAAGCTCGCCAAGGAAATCGCCGAAGAGACCGCCGCCGACCTGAACCTAGATATGGAAAACGAGACGACGATGAAGGGTGTATTCCAGCAACTACTTAAAAACCCTGGCAAACTCTCCGGGATTATTAAATCCGTCGGAACCAAATTGGACTCCAAACTGAAGTCTGGAGAACTTAAAGAGAGCGAGATTATGCAGGAGGCGAGCGAATTGATGGCGAAGATGAAGAGTATGCCGGGGATGAATAACCTGGCGAGTATGTTAAGCAAGATGGGGATGAATATGCCGGGGATGGGTGGCGGCGCAGGCGGCAAAGTGAATTTTGGCGCGATGCAGGCGCAATTGAATAAGAATATGAAACAATCGCAGATGCGTGAGAGATTGTTGAAGAAAGTCCAGGAAAAACAGGCGGCAACGGCGGCGGCGGCAGCGGCGGCAGCGGCGGCGGCGGCATCAGCATCCCCCCTTCCAACAAATGGCAAAACAACCGCGGTGTTTACATCAGGTGAAAAACCGGCAAAGACGCCGCGCCTTTCTTGTGTGTCCGCAGCTCCTGCTGCCGCAGCAGCATCCGCTACTACCACACAAGGACCTAGCACAAACCCGTCCCAATCGAAGCAAAAGAGCGATTAATTCCTTCTAGTAATATATAAGTATTATAGTATTTTATATATTACCATATAAACCCAAATATACATACGCATACACGCAAACAATGACAAAAGACCAAGTATTCTGGATGGAAGACCCCGCCGTGCTTATGAATAAGGACTATATCCGCGAAATATGGCCGCAGAACACGATGGATCCTCCCGCCAAACTGAACGCCATAACGCGATTCGTGATTCTCGCCACCATTTTAGGCTACCTTATTACATCATCGTTCTCGCTCTTTATTTTGGGCGGAATTACTTTAGGAATCATCGTTATGATTTACAATTTCGTCCATAAGGGGAAAGCCGGCACGGAAACGGCGCAAGCGAAGAAAGTCCTGAAAACGGAAGAAGGCTTCGCCAATAATATCGACAAGCCCGAAATGTATGAACTGATGCGGGATGAATTCACGGCACCGAACCCCAATAATCCGATGATGAATCCCCTCCTCCCCGAAATCGTGGACGACCCCCAGCGTCGAAATGCCGCGCCGTCATTTAATCCAGCGGTCGAAAATGACATCAACGAATCCGCCAAACGCTTCGTAAGCGGGAGTTTTGATACAAACGCGAGCAATGTCGTATACCAAGGCAGCAATGTTCCCGCACAGCCACCGAATCATACCCCCGAAGAAACCTATGGCAAATTATTCGGAACTTTAGGTGATAATGCGGTATTTGAATCGTCGATGCGACAATTCCATCCGGTGGCGAATACGCGCATCCCGAACGACCAGGACGCATTCGCGAAATTCTGTTATGGCGAAATGAAGTCGTGTAAGGAGGGGGATGAATTCGCGTGCGGGCGCATCAATTCGCGCCTGGGGGCGGTGGTGGGGCAGTAACAGTCGTGTCGTCGTGTCGTCGTGTCGTCGTGTATTAACCGAAGGCCTCCGTTACACGTCGGTCGTCGTGTATTAACCGAAGGCCTCCGTTACACTTCGGCCGTCTTTTAACCACGACACTTGTCTATAACCGGCGCTGTATTTCTATTTAGACGTCCTCATTACATAAATACATAAATACATAAATACATAAATTATTTATTTATATCCATACATTACAAGGAACACGAACAAACAATGGCCTATGTGAATAGCTATACCTTTGACAATATGTCACGCATTGGATGCGACACCGGCGATCTCTCGCAGCGCAACGTCCAGAATATGAACGCCGCCAATTATGCGCTCAACAACTTCTTCTCCACCGACTGCCAGATGGAGCGCCCTATCCAGTTCGCGACGAGCCAGCCCAACGTCTTCTATAAGGGAGGCCACCAGACCGGATTTGGCGGCTGTAATATCGACACC